CCTAACTATTGGGAAATCCCGATAAAAAAAGCAAACAAGGAGATGGTTCGTCTCCGTCCTGTAATTACACACGGCACTGTTGTGTTTTCAGGGCCTCAGAAATACGTATCAAAAAATGAGTATCGGAATACAACCACCACAACGAAAGTTGTGCTTAATGATGATGGGTTGGGCTACAGCTTTGAAAGCGAAACCGACGTCAGTGAAGGTGGTGGTGGACCTGACCCGGCGGTAATAACAACGTCATCTCTCGCTCCTACAATTAAGACGGTCCACAATAATATGGTGGCTAAGTTCGAGGAAAAAAGATACATTTTGGGGTCAGGTGTGTCAGGTGGTAATAGCCAATTCTACGGTGGTCAGGGCCTCCAGGTTGATAAAGTTCCTTTTGACTGGCCAAGCCCTGGCAGTGAAAAGGTGGTTCCTGGGAATCCTGATGCCCCGTATGATTTTGGGTCTATAACCTATAAGAAGTCCTACTTTTTCGCGCATCTACCAATGAATAGCCCTATTTTAAAATGGGATTATGTGGTTCATGAGGCCACTAGTGAGGGGCAACTTTACTTCGCAGATTTCACCCCGACAAATAATCATAAAATTGTAACTTTGGACTTCACCAACGCAGAGCAAGTTGCCGTCACTTTTGCTGCTGGTGATAGGAGCGATGATCCAAACTACAACCCTGATGATGACCCTTTGAGTGGTCTTGAGTTTCAGGAGAATGCTCTTTTCCTTGATTGCACTGAAGCGATGGATCAGTCGGATAGGTCGGAGATTGCATGGCTGTATTATTTCCCATCCAGACCTTATTATGGGCCTCCAGTGGAGGGTGAGGAAGAGGAAGAGCCTTACGTGGTTACGTCAGGAATGTATGCTTACACCAGCAATGCTTGGAGTATTCTGCCTTTCCCGACTGATTTTGGAAGTGTTAATGACTATATGCTCCCTGAGAATGAGGTAAAAGGTTTGGGCGGTAAGAAGCTGTGGCCTGATGAATTACCTAAATGGCATGAGACAACTGAGACTTTTGTTATTGAGGTTGAGGGAGAAGGTGCGTGACACGCACGTCACACTTCTAACAGTTTGTCTTTTTATTTGACGACTTCTGCAAACTCGGATAGACCCTTGGGGCAAGAGGATCAACGATCCTCTGACTGAGCATGACGACGACGACCAACCCAAACTGGGTCCTCCTTGAGGGACCCCGAAACCGACCCACCTTGATGCGGTCGTCAGTTGTTAGGCTCTCTGTAGAGGCAAAAAAAGACACAGGCGGCCTCCGTAGAGAACCACCTGTATCTTACTTTGAGTCCGGACGAGGGACGACGACATGGAAAACATACCAAATTTGCACTAAATAGCAACAACAAAACAAACAAAAAACAAAACAACATGAGCACTGGATTATCAATATACGAGAAAATAAACGACCCGATTCAAGCGGTCACACAGCTTGGCGAAATGTTCACCCGATCAGGGATGTTCGGATGTCAGAAGATTGAACAAGGACAGGTCTTAGCACTAGCCTGCATAAGCGAAAAAGTAAGCCCCTTTGAGCTTGTCAAAACATACCACATAATCGAGGGTAAACTAGAGATGAAGTCTAGCGCAATGCTGGCAAGATTTCTTGATATGGGCGGCAAGTGCATTTGGAAGTCAGACCTGCAATCTGAAGATGTTGCAGCGGCTCACTTCGAGTTTCAAGACAACAAAGGGGATTTTAGCTATTCGATGGAGGATGCGAAGCGAGAAGGGCTGTCAGATCGTAAAGTCTGGAAAAAGCACGGCCCTGATATGTTGAGGGCGAGATTGACATCAAAAGTGATCCGAATGCTTGCACCGCAGATCAACGCGGGCATCTACGCTCCAGAAGAGAATGAAGCATTCGGAGTGGCCCAAGTCGAGAAAGAGCTCAAACTTCCTGAGGCCCCGAAAGCAGAGCCAGTAATCGAAGCGGCAGTCGAGATCATAGAGACCCCTCCTGTCGTGGAAGTTACGGAGATCGTCGCAGAGGAGAAGCCTCTTGCTGAGAGAGCAATGGAAGTTATCAAGGGAATCGGAGAGGAGCGAGTAACGCATTTTCTCAAGTCACGAGGCAAGATTCCTGCGGATGGTGATCTTAGCAATTTGACTGATGCTTACTATACAAACATTGTAACAATGCCTGAAGTTTTTGAGCGTTCTATACAAGTGGCTGAAAAAGAGGAAGGGGGTAAATAATGCCTGCTACAAGACACCACCCATACGGGCCTTCAGCTCTTCCTATGTATAATGCTTGCTCTGCATTTGAGCGGGCTGAAGACGACGGGAGTCCTTCCAAAGATCGTGACTTCGGCACTGAGGCTCATACTCGACTTGAGGCGATGCTCAAAGGCGAAGATGTCGATTGGGAGGGCTATTCCCCCTTTGACAAGCAGGAGCTTGAGTGGGCAGTCGATACTGTAAAGTCACAAATGAGCTCAGAGTTCCCTTTAGAGGTCGAGCAAGAGCTCCAGGTTTTTGGTGATTCCGGTGACGAGCTGACCTTTGGCACAGTCGACGTCGTCAATGGAGACCAAATCTGGGATCTAAAGACAGGCAAGATGGACCCTGACTTCCATTACCTTCAAATGGCAGCTTATGCTCTTGGAGTTATGCAGAGATCAGGAAAGACAGACAAAGTCCGAGCGACTATTCTTTACTCACGACTTAAAGTCCCCTATTCTTTTGATATAACGTATGACGAAGCTAAATCAGCAGTCGAAGATGTTTTCGCACGCATCATGTTCGACGAGGCTATTCCCACCCCCAACGAGAGGTGTGCATATTGTGCAAAAGCAGGGAATTGTGACGCGCTGCTTTCTATAATGGAAAGCCTTACCGGAAACGAGATCCCTGCTGACTGGGAGATCGATCCTGATTCTTGGGCAATGGTCAGCTCTGTTTGCAAGAAGGCTGATGTATTCATCAGCAACGCTAAGTCGATAATCCGCAAAGGGATGGTCGATGAGGGGGTGCAAGCTCCAGGCCTCAAAGTGAGAAACTCTCGTGGCAATAGATACATTTCAGACCTTGTTTCGGCATTCCCGAAAGTCGGTCTTAATCAAGAAGAATTTCTTTCGTGTTGCTCGATTTCGGTCGGCAATCTCGAAGGCAAAGTCGCGGACGTCCGTGGCACAACCAAGAAGGAGACCGAATTCATCCTCGAGGATGAGCTGGGAGAGCTCCTTCAGCGCGGCAAAGACAAGGCGTTCGTCGTCGAAGACAAGCCGCGAGTTCCCAAAAAACGCAAACCAGCGAAAAAACAAAACAAAACAACAAACAAATAATAATAATATGGCAAAAGTAAATATGACCGGCCAAACACAGGCTATCGTCCAATTAGATCCAGGCAAGTATATCGCTGAAATCGTAGGTTGGGAATTTGGATTCTCTAGCAATGGCAACGAAATGTTGACCGTAGTTATTGAGTGCTGCAAGAACCAAGCTGGCACGGGGGCAAAAGGACGAATCTACGATCGTTTGGTGTTCACCTCTAATGCAGCATGGAAAATCGAACAGTTCGTCGAGTGCTTTGCAGCATCCGGAGGAATGGTGGTGAATGTCGGAGACGATGTTGAGATCGATGATTCGGTAATGGCGAGCACGTTCTTAAACTCCAAAGGCGGGGTTTCGGTTATCCAAGAGACCTACGACGGAAAATCTCGTGCAGTCATCGACACCTACGTCCCCTCAAAGGACGCTGGAGTCTTTGCTAAAGGGCATACTCCTCGAGTCCTTACACGCAGTCAGAAAGACGCGGCTCCCGCTCAGGACGCTCAGGTTGAGCAATCTCAGGTTGTAGTTGAAGACGACATCCCCTTTTAATGGTTGATAATAACAGAGCTGCATTCGGTCCAATCGGGCGGGATGCAGCTTCCCTTTGGGAACTATGGGTAGAAGAAGAGGCTCGCTTCTGGCTTGAGGAAAACCCGAATTCATGGTTTCCTAAATCATACTCAATGGATAGCAACTTTAAGTTCGGGATAGACCCTCAAAAAATAGCGGAAAAAAACGGCTGGAGTTTCTCTGACGGGCTAATACTATTGGCCTTTTATATCCCCATAAACGAAACCCTGAAATGGAACGACAAAGGGCTCACACGAAAAAACTAAATGGAACTACGCGACTACCAAAACGAAGCCGTATGGAAAACTGTAGAGAGCTTCGCTGAAGGGCACAGAAAAGTATTGATGGTGATGGCAACAGGGGGCGGGAAAACCATCACATTCGCACACATGGCAAAGCTGATCGGAGGAAAGACGCTGATATTAGCTCATCGAGACGAACTGATCCAGCAGGCGGTAGACAAGCTATATCGAGCTTGCGGAATAGTTGGGCGCATTGAAAAGGCGCAACATAAAGCCCCCCTTGGATCAACTTGCGTAGTTTCATCTATTCAAACTATGAGCAGAAGGCTAAAGAAATGGCCTCCAAACTATTTTGATTTCATTGTAATTGATGAGGCTCACAGGTCTCTTGCAAAATCTTACATTAAGATCATTGATCACTTTGAGAAGGCTAAGTTGCTTGGAGTAACGGCCACTCCAGACAGGAACGATAGGCGAAGCCTCGGAGATGTCTACGAAACGACATCTGTAGACATCGGAATCGTAAAGTTAATCAAAGATGGCTGGCTATCCCCAGTTAGAATCAGGACGATTCCTCTTGAGATCGACCTTGGAAAAGCAAAAAAGTCTAAGGGAGATATCGATGTCACTGAGATGGGTCATGCGCTTGAACCATTTATCAACAAGCTAGCAAGAGAAATCTTGGACAATGCGGGGAAGCGAAGGACACTTATCTTCCTTCCTTTACGAGAGACCTCCCGCAAAATGGTAGAGGCTCTTAAAGCTCTCGGAGCAACGGCAGTCCATGTTGATGGAGAGTCAAAAGACCGTAGCGAAATACGAAGGGCTTTCGAAGCAAATGAGGTTCAATTTGTCTGCAATGCAATGCTTTGGACCGAGGGGTTTGACGACCCTGGGATCGAATGTGTCGTTCCGCTTAGGGCTACGACCTCCAGATCTTTGTATTGTCAGATGGTAGGTCGGGGGACTCGGTTGTTCCCGGGCAAGAAAGATCTTTTAGTTCTAGACTTCCTTTGGCATCATGAGAGGCACTCATTGTGTGCTCCAGCGTGTCTTGTCGGAGCTGGCAGATCAGACCTAGAGGAAGAGACTGAAGTTATCATGGGGAAAAGCTTCAAGGGGGACGAAGAACTTGATTTAATAGAGGTCCTTAGTGAATCCGAGAGCAAGGCTGAGTCATCACTAAAGAGAAAGCTTGAGGAGGAAAACAGAAAACGTCGCTTGAGAGAGAATAAAGGAGGCGGGGAAGTCGACCTGCTTGATCTTAAAGAGCTTGGGGTAACTTTCAAGCCAGCTCCATTTGCTCCCCCACCATCAGAAAAGCAAGTCTCTTTGCTTAGGAAGTTTAAAATTGACCCCTCAAAAGTTCACACTAGAGATCAGGCAACCAAGCTGATTGGACGATTCTTGGCGAGAAGAAAAACCGGGTTAGCTAGTCCCGTTCAGATGCGATGGCTCAAAAGGTTTGGGCACGAGTCCCCAGAGACGGCGACAGCATCCGAGGCGAAAGAGTTCCTTACGACTAAATTTTCAAAATGAGACTAAATACAACCACACTTGTGAACCTCCCTATTTTAGCTATGGGAAAACCAAGAATGACGCAGCAGGACAAATGGAAGAAGCGTCCCTGCGTCGTAAGATACCGCAAGTTCTGCGATGACCTAATCAAGTTAATCCAGGAAGCTGAGCCTGAATGGATGCTTCAGCTTACGTGTGGAGAAATCGAGGTCGTGGGGATCACCTCGATCGTAAGGTTACCGATGCCTAAATCATGGAGCATGAAAAAGAAGGAGCTGAAGGCGGGGTCCTTGCATGACTCAAAGCCAGACACATCAAACATTTTTAAAGCCATCGAAGACGCTGTTTGCGTCGAAGATAAACAGGTGGCACTAATCAACTGCTCGAAATTTTGGACTTGCGGAGACGCACGAGTAGACATCGAACTATTATGGAAACAAACAACAACATGAGTAAACACGAAACTGCGGACAGAAAGATGAAACTAGTAGGCCTAAAAAGGTTTCGATCCGGAGGCAGGACTAAAAAGGGGATGGCTGAGCTGGAGTGTCGAATGCGACAACGGTTCGGTGAAACATGGGGAGAAAACATGATCGAGCTATCGAATCCCCTTGTCGTAGCACTTTGCTCTGTTATCGATAAGATGGACGTCAAGAATCCGATCGTCTTCTTTGGGTCACTAAGGCTGGCTTGTGAGCGGATGCTAGCTAACACAACAGGAGGCAATGACAATATTCATGAAGCCTCAAGAAGAACTCTTGGTTGGCTTCCAATGGCTTTGACGGACGGGGAAATTGGAGAGCTCATGGACGAGGTCGAATTCATATCATCGCTAACCGACGAAGAATACAAGAAATACCTTGAAGAGACAGATTAACATAAACGACGACGACTTAAATGGAAACATTACCAAACTCCGTATCGGAGTATTTGTCGGCTTCCTCTGTTGAGGGGGAAAGAAACAGAAGACTTTTCAATGCAGCCTGTCAGCTCCGTGATTCGGGGTGGGCGGAATCAGATGCAATGGGGGTTGTGGGGAGGAAAGCTGTCGATGACGGTCTTTCGCAGCAAGAAGTCACGACGACTTTGAGGTCTGTATTTAGGAGGGAATCAAGAGAAGAACCAAAAAATCAATCTCGAAGTTCGACTCCGTTTAGAGACAGGAAGCGAAATTTCAAAATCAAGATGGGCTCTTCAGCCCCTCCGAAGCTACCATTAACTGAGGTTCCAAAGCAAGAGGCGACGACAGGATACTCTGATTACTATAGAGAAAACTTTTCTGAGCATGACACCCCACCAGACTACAAGGTCCATGATGGAGAAGGGGTTATCCCAGAAGGTGGAATAGGTGCGGAGGAGTTTATCGACGCTATGTTTGAGCCAGGATTAGCATTCTGCTTACACAAGGCTGAACTTGGAGTTGACGGGAAAGAACACCCCGCAGCAAGCGCAGCAGTATCGAGAGTATTCCCTTACGAACGCTGGAAAGAAATCTCAAAAAGGAAAGGCGGGGCAGACCGAATTTACGAGAACAATGCGGGGTGCTATATATCTCTAAACCCCCTCAAAGGCGGGAAAAGGAGGCTTGAGAATATCTATGACTACAAGCATTTTTTACTAGAGTTCGATGACATCCCAAAAGAACATCAGTATCGAGTTATCTTGCGCTCAAAGATCCCCTGCACGGCGATCCTAGACACTGGGGGAAAATCTATTCATGCTGTTGTGCTAATCCAAGCTGCTGGCGAAAGCGAGTGGCGAAGCAGGGCAACCTTTATTCTGAACCATTTCAGGAAATACGGACCAGACACATCCAATAATGATCCGACACGAATGACTCGTCTTCCTGGATATCGTCGGAGCGATACCAAGAACTACCAGCGCTGTCTGCACCTCCGCACAGGGGCTAGGTCTTACGAAGAATGGGAAAAGGAAGCCGTCGAGCTGACTGAGACGGAGATGAACATCGAAAAGATGATGGACTTTAAACCGGAAGAAGATCCGGACATCCTTCTTGGAAATCGGTGGCTCAACCGTGGGTCGGCAGCGATCCTCTCAGGTCAGTCTGGGATCGGTAAGAGCTCATTTATCATGCAGATGACCTGCACATGGGCTCTAGGGCGTCCGTTTTTCGGCGTCAAACCTACTGGTCCCATGCGGATTCTTCTTATCCAAGCTGAAAACGATTACGGGGACATGGCTGAAATGCTTCAAGGCACAACCTCAGGGATGGGTCTGAGCACTGCGGAGATTAAGAAGATCTCTAAAGGCGTAGTTCTGAAAGAGCAGGCAAAGCTCTCTGGAGAGGAATTCGTAGGCTACTTGGCTTGGCTGATTGATATGAACAAGCCAGACCTCGTGATTGTTGACCCATTGCTTCACTACTTCGGTGGAGACTTGGCAAATCAACAAGACGCATCTCACTTTCTCAGAAAGCTGATCCACCCTCTTGTTAAGACTCGAAAAATATGTCTTCTTTTCGTTCACCATACAGTCAAACCCCCTCGCGATAAAGGTGACTGGGGACGCTTTGATGCAGCTTATGCTTCGTTTGGTTCTTCTGAGCTCGTGAATTGGCCTCGTGAGGTAATGACGCTTGGGCGAATTAATGACGATGGTGAGTTCCTTCTCGCTTTTGCTAAGCGGGGAAAGAGGGCTGGGATGCTGGATTCTCATGGGACTCATACCGATGCTATTATCTTGAAGCACGCAACAGACCGCATCTACTGGGAACGCTCAGAGACAACGGTCGAAGATCTTTGGGCCAAGCCTAAGAAGGAGTCTAAGGCAAAGCCAAAGACAGCTGAGGAAAAAGTCGATTACTTCGATACCGGAGGAGAACCTGACGATCTCATGGAGGTCATAAAGGGTCTGCTGAGGCGTCTTAAGTGGACTAAGAGCGGGTATAGCAGAAAACAAGCTCTTACTTACGGCAGACAAGCTTTGAAGCTTTCAGCAAAAGACAAGCCCATGCTTTCGGAGAGCTTGAATTTTGCCTTAGTGACTGGTCTTCTTGTATCTGATGAGGAGGCTGGGAAGATCTACCTTACTGATGATGGATGGAAGTTCCGTCGAGGGGAAGAGATCGACTTGAGTCCTGTAACTAAGCTTGAGGGCGAGGACATGGATCTGATCCCCGATAGCTCAGTGAGCAACTCCGTCACAATGGACGATGATCATCCGTTTTAGGTTGACTTACAAATAAACAAAAGCCCGCTCTTGGTTGTTTCCAGGCGCGGGCTTTTTAGTTTAATTCCTAATCCCCAAATCCACATATAATCCCTACTAGGACCTTCTTCAACCCCCCTCTCGCTTGGGGTCGGAGTTACGATATCTTTATACCCCCCTTTACCAAAGCCCGTAGGGGCTTATGGAATAAAGGGGGTGTTTTGTCAAAAACAAAATAAAGAAATCTTCACCCCTGACTCTGGAGTCCCCCACCAAACCGCTACCGCTTGCCGCTTACGCTGCGTCCGGATTGGGAGCGCTATTAGGGGGGTATTCCTAAGGGCCTTCGTTGGGATTCAACGTGCTAAGTGACACGCGTGTCACAAGTTGACAAAAAGAAGAGAACAAGATGAGTGATAATCCGACCCCGTTTTTTGGCTGCGTGTTTGAAGCCGAAGACCCAAAAGGCAACTATTTTTCTGAAGACCCAATTCAATTAACTCACTTGGGTGAAGGCAAAAAAAGAAACGCAGGAGGTGGTGTAGCAGCAGCTACATTGGCTGGCGCTGGCGCTTATGGGATTACTGAGAATGTAATCGACCGTAAAGGCCTCCCTAGATCCTGGGCAGCCAAAGAAATGAACAAAGGCTGGAAAAAAGACAAATATAGCAGCACCGGTCAGAGGGCCTCAAAGGTAACTCGTAAAGGGGCTACAAGAATCGCTAAGATCGAGGCTATCGAAGCCAGGAATCAAGCCAAATACGACAGCCTAGTCGACTCAAAAGGAAAGGCTCTTAAAGGGCAAGCGAAAGCCAGGGACCTTGTTTTCAAGAAGGCAGACAGATTAGACAACTCAAGACTGAAAAAGCGGAGTAAGCAACTCAGCAACGCATCCACAAGAGTCCACAACAAATATGCGGGTAAACTCAAAGGCGGCGCAGCTATCCTTGGCGCTGGAATCACCATCGCTTCTTACCGTCAATCTTATAAGCAGGGGCAAAAGAAGGGTCGCAGCGAATTTGCAGCTAATGAGATCATCACCGATCTTTCCTCTCTTTCCTCCCTAATTAAAAATCAATACTAAACAAACCATGAAACTTACAAACGCATCCTCTTCAGCTAGCCTTTCCGCAAGAGCAGAACTTTCACGGGCAGGCTCTACCGGAGCCGTAACCGTCGGGTCTGCTGCACAGCAAGTCAACTTCCCTGATGCCGATCAGGCTTATCAAGTTCAGGCTTTATTCGCTGATGCTTCTACGGCTTCGCTTGATCTCACAACTGGAATTGCCTCTGGAGATGCTTGGGTAGCTCCTGTTAAGCAAGTGGAAACGACAGAAGCAGTCGGAACCATCACAACCGCTGGTTCACTTATTGTCGGAGTTTCCTCGGCAGACGTCCCTGATGGGAATATCTCCTTAGGGGTCCCCGTAGCCGAGAATGATACCCCCTCTACTTGGGCAGCCAGAATTCGTGCGGTGCTTTCTTCAAACACAACTATTGCGGGGCTCTTCGACGTCAGCGGCACAGGGGCAAGCATAACCCTTACTAAGCTACCATCAGAAACCTACACAATGGGGGCTGAAGTTGTTGAAATGGCTTACGCTGATGACCCTACTTTAAATATCTCCATTGAAAATGACACAGCTGTAGGGGCCATTGAGGACCTAACCTCAAACCCGACTGCTGCTGGGATTGCTGCGAGTGGCGTTTATATTGTGAACTCCGACGTCGATTTTGAGGGCATCGCTCTTGAATCTCCAAGTTCGATCTATGCAGTCTCAATGGAGCATTCTTCTTCAAACCCATCAGGCCAGGTTGTCGATTATACAGCTGGAACAGAATTCTCAGGACGATTTGCTTCCACCCAACTAAAATCCGCTTCGGCGCTGCTGATTCACCCAGACCCAGCAATCCTAACCAGCCTAAGTTTCCTTAGTGCTGGAAACTCGGGGCTAATCAAAGCCACCGTTATTGCGAAAGTCTAATGAACGAAGCAAAAGCCATGACCTTGTGGATTTTGCTGATCTACACCCTCCTTTATCTCATCTCTCAACAACAACCATATTAACATGACCAAATCAATATTCACATCAAAAACCGCAGCATTGTCGTTTATCACCGCCCTCGTCGGGGCCGCGGCTTTTTTCGTCCCGTCGCTTGAAAACTTTGTTGCTTCCAACTCTTCTCTTATCCTGTCTTGTCTTGGCGTAATTGGATTCGCTCTGCGGATGGCAACTAGCGGCAAGGTAGCTCTCTTTCCTGGAGGAGAATAATGGGGTTTCTTAAGTCCTTTTTGATTGCGGCAACAGTCTACCTGAAGGTTCTGCCTGCTCTTCATCTTAGGGGATTGTATAAAGACTTAGATTCTATAGAGGATGAGATTTATAAACTCTCTTTTGATGGCGGTGCTGCTTCCGAGTTGCGGATGGAACAGCTCGCAAAGCGAAAAAGACGTTGCCGTGAGCAGATCGGCGCTATACGATCCACCTATGATCACCTTGATTGATGGCCAGACTTATGAATTTAAGGAAGGCCAAATTGAGGGCGACGGCCAAGCCTTTTACTCTAGATACCGCTATATGCGGGCTATAGTTATAGGGAAATGAAGAGAGTTGCTATAGATCCCGGGCACGGAGGAAGTGATGTAGGAGCGGTTTCTCCTTCTAATCTACACGAAGCCGACATGACTTTGGATGTGTGTAAGCGCATCCAGTCTCTGCTTGAGTCTCAAGTCGATGTCGTAATGACCCGTTCTGACGACTCTTATGTAAGCTTGGGAGAAAGGGCGGATATATGCAATACCGCTAAGTGTGATGTCTTTGTCTCTTATCATTTTAATGCCGCAACCACGATGCTGGCCAACGGTTGGGAAATATTTACAACGAAAAAAGACAACAACTCAGACAAGCTAGCCACTTGCATAGGCAATTTCCATGCTGCCTTATTCCCTAACCAGCACGCCCGCCAAGACTGGTCAGATGGCGATCTTGACAAGGAGGCCAATTTCTCAGTAATCCGCAGGGCTAATTGCCCAGCTGTTCTAATGGAGGGGGAATTCATACACAACGCTCTAGGTGAATCACTTATAAGGAACCCGGCAAATAGAGAGAAGATGGCTATCGCTGTCGCAAATGGTGTGTTAAAATACCTCGGCTTGAAGCTTTTAGACGATTCAGTTGACTTTAACCTATCAGTAACACAGCGATTAGACAGAATTGAAAATCACTTAGATCTCCCCACATAACTCCCCTGCAATGACCCTTACAATGATGCTCCCCAGCTTGGCAGACGTTTCCATGGATTTCTCTACCTGGAACGAAGCTGGGGGTTTGCTGGGCATGATATTTGCGGCGTTGTTCGTATTAATAGGAACTTTTCAATGGCACCTGAAAACTCAGGACAGAGAACATACTGAGACCGTGAAAAACATCCTTAATGAGGAGAGGGAAGAAAGAAAGCGGTTATCCCAAGAGCATAGAGTGACTTATGATAAGTTATCTGATGCAATCACTCAACTTAGCAAAAGCATTCTAGAATCAAGGAGATAACTAGTTTGGGTTGACATCCCCTATTTTGTTGTGAGCTCCTTTGATTTTATTGTAGATGTTGAAAAGAAAAAGCTTGTAAGCTCTTTCTACGCCACTAATTCAGCAACTGCTCCAGCCGTTGTTTTTGGTGATCTTTCTGGCATCAAGGTTAGGCTCGTCGAGCCCAGCGAAAGCGACACCCTCGTCTGGGATTACGTCCCGCTTGAGGGATACTCAATCCGAGTTGGCATAGGGGCTTTAACAGACGAAAACCCGTCAGCCTATGTTGAACTAACCGAGGACATTCCTGCCCCGTCTGCATCAGTCACTAAAAAAAGGACCGGGGTTACCGACTCTGTCGGGGATTTGCAAAGAGCCGTTATATATAACGACCCGTATGAAGGCACGTTCCAGATCGGCGTCAATTCGGAGCAGACAGGACAAATAGGGATTTTCGATTCGGCGTCTGATATACAGGAAGCTATTGAATCCCTTTCTAGCATTGGGGCAGGCAACGTAACCGTTACAGGAAGCGCTTTGGATTTCTCTGTAGCATTCAACCGCAGCCTGGGAGAGGTCAGTTATCTTGAGGTATTTACAGACAACTTAATTGGCGTCTCAGGTAAGCAAGGAGAGCTTGATCTTAACGTCGGAGGAGTAGCAGCCCTGCTTGGTGATTTGGGTAGCGTTTCGACTACTCTGGAAATCGTTAAGTTTGATACTGTTAAAAGCAGCTCAGAGACGATTTTGCAGCTGCCGATTACCCTTACTCAGGACGTTATCCCGGATGTCCCTCCGAGCATCACTCCAACCCAGACTTATGCCTCGTCTTCTCATCAGCACGTTATTGCGGATATCATTGACTACGAGGAAAACTCAAATGTCGTTCTTAAAACAGACGACAACTTGAATGGCAACAGTTTCTTTCTTCCAGGTATTTCATTAACTACCTCCCCTAGTAGCGACAAGGTCGTTTCTGCGGCTGGGATTAAATCGTATGTCGATAGCCAGTCTTCTCTTTCAAGTGACCCTTCCCCTACTCTTTCTTTCGATCTCGAACTAAACGACAATTCCATTACCTCTTCTTCCGGGATCATTCGCTTGGATGGTGATGTGGATTTAGGCTCTTATGTTTTAAAAGGCGATCAAGAAGTCGATTTTACAAACAATACCGATGTATTGACCTACTCGGCTGATACGGGATTTGTTAGCTTGCAGAGAGCTGTCGGAAAAGTTGCTTTTGGTGAAACCTCTCCTGAATCCCCTGAGAATGGCGATGCTTGGTATGATACTAATGAAGGGCTTTTGTATGTCTATTATTCTGACGTAGATTCTTCTCAGTGGGTCACCGTATCTGCCACTGGAGAGCCTGGCGAAATTGGCGCGACTGGTCCGATTGGCCCAACCGGCCCAACCGGAGCAACTGGTCCCGAGGGCCCTGAAGGCCCAACTGGTCCAACCGGGCCCAAAGGCGATACAGGAGCAACCGGAGCAACTGGTTCAACTGGCGCAACTGGCGCAACTGGCCCTGAAGGTCCCGAAGGCCCAATCGGGGAAACAGGAGCCGGAGTCGAAGTTATTGGTTCTGTTTCTGATTCGACATCTCTTGACCCTTCATACGTAGGTGCTGTCGGTGATATGTTCATTGCTCAAGATAACGGCTATGGTCATGTCTGGAACGGCTCTGCTTGGGATGACGTCGGGCCAATTCAAGGCCCAAAAGGTGACCAAGGATCCTTAGGTCCAACTGGTCCTACTGGTCCATCTGGTCCAGTTGGCGCAACTGGGGGTTCAGGCCCACAGGGTCCGCAAGGAATTCAGGGCCCAAAAGGAAATACTGGATCGACAGGAGCAACTGGTTCAATCGGAGCCACTGGTTCACAGGGGCCTCAGGGAATTCAGGGCGTCAAGGGTAACGTTGGTCCGGTTGGCGCACAGGGCATTCAAGGTGAGCAGGGCATCGAAGGAGAAGGCGGCGGGTTTTCATACACATCGGCAGGCTCGGTTTTGCGGATTACTAATGATCTAGGGGCAGATTACTCTTTAAATGGCACAACTGTTACCATCTCTACTGATCCAGGAATCAATTCTGGAGGCGGCGGCGGTGGCGGAGGAATATCTATTGTAGGCTCGATATCTACAGAATCTTCACTTACTTCTTCCTACATCGGGGATATCGGCGATATGTTTATCGCTCAGGATACCGGTAATGGTCATGTCTGGGATGGTTTCGTATGGAACGATGTCGGGGCAATCAGGGGGCCTGCTGGCGCTAATGGTTCTAATGGTTCTGACGGATTACCAGGCATCAACGGTGCAGAAGGCCCCGCTGGTCTAACTGGTCCTGAGGGTCCTCGAGGCCTGGAGGGCCCTGAAGGCCCAACTGGCCCTCAAGGTGCTGCTGGAGTCAAGGGGGATACTGGCGCAACAGGAACACTCGGACCTGCTGGCCCCGAAGGCCCTGCTGGTCAAACTGGAGCAACTGGCCCCACTGGCCCAACCGGAGCAACCGGCTCAACTGGCTCAACTGGCCCTAAAGGTGATACAGGCCCTGCTGGAGCTGACGGAGCTACCGGACCAGCTGGGATTGACGGAACTGGGGTAACTGTAGTCGGCTCTGTATCTTCTTCTTCTTTTTTAAACCCATCATACGCTGGATCTGTCGGTGATATGTTCATTGCCCAGGATACTGGCTCTGGTCATGTCTGGGATGGATCTACTTGGAATAATGTTGGTCAAATACAGGGTCCCGCTGGAGTAACCGGACCGGTAGGTCCAACTGGCCCCCAAGGTGTCGATGGACCTACCGGTCCTGCTGGTCCCGAAGGTCCCGAAGGTCCCGCTGGAGCTAATGGTCTTAGTGGCCTCACTGGACCCTCTGGCCCAACTGGTCCTGAAGGTCCCGAAGGCCCAACCGGCCCAACAGGGGAAACTGGCCCAGCTGGCCCAACTGGCGCAAAGGGCCCTGTTGGAGACACGGGTTTAACTGGTCTTGCTGGGGCTCCAGGTCCTGAAGGCCCAGCTGGATTTGATGGCGACATCGGTCCCGCAGGACCTCAGGGAGAAACTGGCCCAACCGGCGCAACTGGCCCCGCAGGAACTAATGGCATTAATGGAGTTGATGGGCAGGATGGCACTGGGGTAACTATAATCGGCTCCGTCCCTAGTTCTTCAGATTTAGAGGCCTCTTTCGCTGATATTTGGCAGCAGCTTGGGGAAGAGTTTAATGGAACGGCTTCGGGAGATAAGTTTGGCTCAAGTATAGATGTCAGTTCCGATGGCACTCGGATTGTTATCGGTTCACCTTTTGAAGGATCTGGTGAGGCGAGGGTTTATTCGTGGAACGGATCGTTTTGGTCACTCATGAATGGGGGGTTATTGGATACATCCTACGTCTTCCTTGGGAACGGCGAAGACCTGAATCCGTATGTAATTGGCGCGGATGTTTCAATTAGTGGTGATGGAAACACTATAATGGTGGCTTGTTCTAATAGCATTTCTTCTGGAGATGGCCTTGTAGTTCGCCTTACATATGATGGTAATACTTGGACGCGCCAGGGTATGTGCGGTTTCGGTAGTCTTTATTACGGATTTACTTACGTTAAGCTTAGTGCAGACGGGGCAAAGACAATTACGATGATTAAGTCGCCCGGCAGCCCGCAACCTCGCGAGTGCATCATGTTTGACACGGTTGATTTGGATACAAATTGCCGAGCCAATTCTAGAATTGATGACCCGCCCTCATTCACTGTGGATATGAGTGCTGATGCGGCTAACATTAATGGTGACGGCACGGTTGTGGTTGTTAGTGAGAAGCTAGCAACTCGCAATGGTTTTACAAATGCCGGCGAAGTGAGAGCTTATAATGTTTCTGGCACTACGGTTACGCAGCGCGGTCAGTTTATATCCGGAACAACCCAGGATATGAAGTTGGGGGAGGGTGTGGACGTAGATTCTTCTGGAAATAGGATCGCCATGACTTGCGGATCAGGCGTTAGGGTTTATGATCTAACTGACGGGCTGTGGGTTCAGGCGGGGCTAGACATAGCTGTTGGGGTGGAAATCGCCACAGATTGTGTCCTTAGCAATGATGGTCTTAAATTGAGCGCACGTTTTGGGGCTGATGGCATTTACACTTTCGAGTGGATTGCAGGGGCGTGGGTGCAGGCAGGCGCGAATTCGGTTACTTACGGCTCTGTTTATGAACTACCTAGCAACAGAGACAAGATCAGCTCTAGCTTGGCTATATCTGGCGATGGCTTGACTCTTGCTGTTGGAGATCCGCAAACCGGCAACGGCACTGTGGAGACATACCAATCAGGGGGAACGCTTCTCGGTTCAGTTGCTGATTTTGCTAGTCTTCCTGCTGAATCTTCAATGGGAGACCTGTGGGTCACTCTGGACACAGATGATGGTTGGGTTAGTGACGGCGCAGGTGCTTGGACTAATATAGGGAGCGTAACTCAATATACTGGTGATGCTGGCGATATGTTTATCGTTCAAGATACGGGCAACGGTTATGTCTGGAACGGCTCTGCTTGGGATGACGTCGGGCCAATTCAAGGTCCCGCTGGAACACCTGGCACACCCGGAGCAACTGGTCCCACTGGCCCCACTGGCGCAACTGGAAATACTGGACAAACTGGTGCAAAAGGAAATCCCGGACAAACTGGAGCAACTGGGGCAACTGGCCAAAAAGGCGATCAAGGACCAAGAGGCTTTGTCGGAGAAACCGGGCCTAAGGGAGATAAAGGCGATCAAGGTAATGTTGGATCTCAGGGGATTCAGGGAATACAAGGCTCTAAAGGCGCAAAAGGAGATCCTGGTCAAACTGGAGCAACCGGATCTGAAGGTCCCGCTGGAGCTGATGGCTCTCAAGGAGAAACCGGAGCTAAGGGCGATAAAGGAGATCCTGGTCAAACTGGAGCAACCGGACCTGAAGGTCCAAGTGGAGCTGACGGAACTGGAGTAATTATAGTCGGTTCTGTATCTTCTTCTTCTTCTTTAAACCCTTCATACTCTGGATCTGTCGGTGATATGTTTATCGCTCAAGATACGGGCAACGGTCATCTCTGGGACGGATCTACTTGGGATGACGTAGGGCCAATTCAAGGGCCTGCTGGAGCAACCGGACCTGAAGGTCCCGCTGGAGCTGATGGCTCTCAAGGAGAAACCGGAGCTAAAGGCGATAAAGGAGATCAAGGCAATCAAGGCGTAATCGGACCTGAAGGTCCCGTTGGAGCTGTTGGCTCTCAAGGAGAAACCGGAGCTAAGGGCGATAAAGGCGATCAAGGCAATCAAGGCGTAATCGGACCAGATGGCGTTAAGGGCGACAAGGGCGATCAAGGTGATGTCGGACCAGATGGCGTTAAGGGCGATAAGGGTGATAAGGGGGATGTAGGATCAACTGGCCCCGCTGGCTCAACTGGATCAGCTGGAGCAGACAGCACAGTCCCTGGTCCAACAGGCCCCGAAGGTCCTCAAGGCCCCGAGGGTCCAGAAGGTCCAGAAGGTCCGCAAGGCTCTCTTGTGGGTGCTTACACGGTAAACGGAAGCATCTTGACTTTGTCCAATGTTTCTGCTGAGTTCTTGGTCACTGGGTCAACATTAAAAATCACTTTCTAAATGTCTCAACAAATAGATCTATCTCAGATAGAAAACATCGTTGTCAACGGACAAAGTATCCGTGAGCTTATTCTTGAAAGTGAGCTCCTGTGGACGCGTGGAGCAGATCCCAGCTCGTTTTTAGCCAAAAACTACGTATATAGAGACGGCCCACAAGAGAGCCCCAAATTCAATTCTGTAGCTCCTGTTGCTCCCGAATCAGTTCTTTCAGGTAGACCCTTTGCAAGCCCACAACCGCAGGGAAACGACTATATAAGAATGTCAAAAGACGGGAAGGTGGCTTTAATCAATTTCGACTTCAATAAGCTTATTGTCTTGGAAAGGCCGAATACCGATGCAGCATGGGCTGTTCGTGGGGATGACCCATACCTAGATATAGGTGTCTCGGGGAACTACCTATACTCTGGGCAAGACACAACAGGATCAGACCCCAATAGCATCATCCTACTCGGTGATCCGATCGGCTACCTTAGAGATAGTGATCGCGGCAGGTATGAAAAAACCGTGTTTGATATCAACCATGATGCCAGCACTATAGCGGTCTTTAGACGCGACCCAACCACCGTAGATGGCTATAATTCTGCCAGAGTCGATATCTACAACTGGAGCCCTTCCGCCAACGCCGAGTATTTACTAACCCAAAGCATCCCCCTAACGGTTGACCCAAATTTAAATTCAAACGCAGACGGAACCGAATTTTTGTTCAAACAGACTAGCTACAATCCACCGTTTCCTGAAGTATATTTGAGTTTTTGCCACACAAGAAATATGTTTGCTATTACTGGAAAAAATTCAGTCAAGGTATTTCAAGAGTTCGGGGGCAACGGGGGCGAGACACCGATTTTTGGCACGTTCTATCAAATGGGCGAAGACGTCCCTGTTGGTGACCGATTAATCCATGGCGTTTCTATGGCAGATGGCGTTGGGGATTTAAATACCCCGGAGGAAGCTGTTCTTGCGGTCACAAGTATTAACTTGGATCCTTTGACATATTACAAGTCTGGTCAAGTTGATGTGTTTAGGCTGGAGAGAAACGACAATATTTTTTCCTGGGTCAGAAAAGGGGACCCTTATAATTCAGGGGATGTTGGAATGAATTCATACGGTCTACATTCCACCAATACCACTGACTTATATTATGTCCCCCCACCGATTGTTGAGACGCAGGATACTTACACTGGATCAGATAAATCCACCCGCTGGAGACACTACGCTCGGCCAACTCCTGGGTCGCCTAACACTAAGCTGTCGGTCCCTTATCCAGTTCCAGTCAAAGTTCCCACGTTAAGCAAAGATGGCAACCGTCTCCTCGCGGCAGACCCCTCTCATCGGCACGCGGCGGTTTATATACTTGAGCTCGGTGTGTACAGCACGAAACTTGCTTGGAAAGTCATATCTCAGGTCGATACCACTATAAACTCAGGTTATACGGACTCGACTCATACAATAGTTAGGCCTAGAGGGACGACGCTAGCAATCGCGGCTAGCGATGATTTATCTTTTTTTACCTGCTTAAATTACTCCGACAACGGCCCTTGGAGATTTAGACTGATAAACAGCTTAGGAAACCCTACCTCAACCGGGAGTTCATACATTAACGCGGGAACTTGGGACGATCGAGTAGAAGCCATGCCGCACACATTCGCGGTAGTCTCTTATTTTCAAAATTCAGCTTCTGAATGGAGAAGAAATCAGCCAGTCAAAGCGGAAAACGACGACGCACTTGTCATTAATGGGAACAGTCAGCGATGGAATAATGGGAACGTCTTACCAGGCGCTGCTATTCGGAGCTGGTGTCACGAAAATGACGAACGTCACGATGAAGAGCTAACCAACACCACCCTAAAAAGTGAAGCCCTCGCCTATAGAAACCCTTGGTGGCTATACAATGGTGGCGGCTTATGTTCCGATAGCACGGGAGAAAATATCGCGTTTATGTCTCGATACGCTGGCTCCGGAGAAAGTGCAAGGGGGGTGCTAACGGACTCAATTCTAAGAAGTTATAAAAATGAGCCTTGGTATTCACTGGTAGCTAACAGACTAACCGTCTTTGAAGGCGCACCTGTTACAATAACGCTGAAAACCAGAGGTGTAGCTAATGATACAGATCTCCCATATACTATTACAGGCATTGAAAATGCAGATATCCTAGAACCTAAAACAGGCATTTTTACAGTTTCTAATAACAGAGCTTACGTCACAATTAACTCTGTAGCAGATTCTTCTTCAGAGGGGGCCCAAACCATGACGCTTTCTTTAGATAATGGAGAAGCTAATGTTGCAATAACTATTGTCGATTCATCAACCGATTCATCAACCTAATCATGGGAACAATTCAAGAAATAGACTTTAGCAATGTCGAATCCGTAGTCAAAGATGGAATCAGCTTAACTGAATTGGTCGTCGACGGCGTGACCATTTGGAACTCCGCTTACCTCGGTAAGTTGTGGCAGCAGATCGGATCAGATGTAAATGGCGGCGATAATGGTGGCGAGCTTGCATATAGAGATCTAGCTGGCTTTTCTGTTTCCATAAGCAAATCAGGAACCAGAGTCGCTGTTTCAAGCCCTAGTTACGTCGTTAATGAGCCTTTAGTCGAAAGGCCCAACCGTTTTAGTGACAATAGCACAGGACAAAACGTTTTAGGTAGCGTAACTGTTTATGACTGGAACGGCACAAATTGGTCTCCTATGGAGATAGCTGATTCACGGCACGTCTCTTTCAAGGATAACAATGGGCTTACTACAGGATTCGGTCTTAGCGCTGAGTTAGATTACCAAAACGAGCAGCGTTACAATCCATTTAGGCTTAATCCTAGCGTTGCTCATTTTTGGAACCTTCAGGCTTATAGGGCCGGCCAATATACATACCCCTCAAGCGGCATTGTATCTAGCTATGGTGGTTCGAACGATAACAAAACCCACCCTTCTCTTCTATTCGGTCAGGCTATGGATATGAGTGATGATGGTGACCATCTCGTAATTGCTTCTAGAGGAAGTCACTCGGCTCATATTAACCCGGAACGACAGAGAGACAGGGAGTGCGGTTACTTGTCTTATTGGAAAGCCGAGGATATAGACGGCACTAAAAAATGGGCCCTTAAAGGGCTCGCTTATGATTTCAACTACATCTCAGAAGCTAATAGTTTTGTTTCTCCATTCGAAGAACCACAGTATCACAGCAGCAACCCGGGCGTAGGGGAAACGGTAAAAATAAGCCGTGATGGCTCTGTTATCGCTGTGGTCAATTCTAATGGGCAAGCATGGGTAGTGAAGTCGGAAACTGGGAGCCAATCTTTGACTTTAGACTCAGGTGAAGTCAGCTCCAGTGAAATTTATCATGGTTTGCATCCAGACTTACCTTTGGCAACCTGGGAAACAGGAGAGATGAAGCCCGCACATAGCTTATCAGCCAAAACAATGGTAAAGTTCAAGCTGGCTAATTACTCTACAAGTGTTGATGGAAGCAATAGCAGTAGCCCGTATTCCGAGGCGATGGCAGAAGCCAATTATAACATCATAGACCCCCAGTCATCGCAGCACAAATATATAGCCTCTGTTGTCGGCTGGGAAGATGGTGATTTGATTCCTCTCCAAAAAAGGGGATCTTATCGCGGCATCAATTATTTCATAGCTTACGCTCGTTTGAGCGATGGAACCATTCAGGCAATGAGGTTCCCATTGAACAGCACCTCCGAGTTCACTGATATTTCTTACGATTTCGAAGAACCTTATGCGGCCCCGAGCCACCATGTGTTATCTGAATCGGGCGTTCGGGACATTGCCATCAATGGTGATGGTCGTATTTGCGTTGTTAGCAGGAACGTTACGAGAGGCGGGTTACCCAACTCTGGAGAGGTGTCGGTCTATAGAACTGCATTTGGGGAATATAAAAACGAAGACGGTAGTTTAAGAAGTTTTGACTACCCCACTAAAGTAGGCCTGAGTATTAACGCAGAGCGTTACAGTGGATTTGAAGAAGACTCCCTCTTTGGTGATCGACTAGCTATGGACGGTTCTGGGCTAACGTTCGCCGGGACAATATACAAATCAGGAAAGCTTTATGCTAGAACCTACAAGCTGGGGGCAAGCGGTTCCGGGAACCCCGACACCGACGCAGGCAGGCTTGGGGTAGACACTTACACCCAAGTCGGCAACGATATACCTTTGTTTGTAGCGGAGTTCGGCAATACCCAACAAATAACCTCTTTTGAAATGAGCGCTGATGGGCTAACTATTAGCGCTCAGATTGACGGCTATATTTGGCCAAGTCCCTACAAGAATTCTGACTTCTCGAACGTCTACATTTCTACTTATGCCACTGGGGTTATGCTCCCTTATGATACGAACGAGCCCGCAACGCAGTCCATTTCCGCGTCAACTGCGACACTTGTTTATCGATGGAGCGGATCTAGCTGGGGGCTCCTTGGCCGAGAAATAAAATATGCGAAATCTTTTGATGGGGTTAGCTCTATTGAAGCTAAGTCTGGAAACGTCTTTTATAATGGTCAAAGTGTCAGCCAACTCCCTGTCGTCGGGGACAGAATTAGAATTGGACCAAATACAACTGTATTTCCAGCAAGAGTTGACTCTTCTGCCCCAATTAATACCGGCAGTATTCTTTCGGCTTTAAACCCGCGCAACACAAGTGACATTTCTGAAGATGGCAGTGTCGTTTGCTCAGGCAAACCTTTAAACGACATGAGCGGCTTCGGCTCAGGCGCACACTCTACCTTTGAACTAAGATAATATTATGGCACTAGATTTCCCAATAAACCCATCTGTAAACGATACTCATGAATATGAGTCTAAGTCCTGGATCTTCAACGGTAAAGCGTGGGTCTTTAACCCTGCGATAGGCGCTACAGGTCCGATGGGCCCTGCTGGACCAGCAGGTCAAGGTATCAGGATCGCTGGAACAGTCGCTACAAGTGCTGATTTAGAAACCCCTTATTCTGGAACTAGTGGCGATATGTTTATCGCCCAAGACACTGGGAATGGTCACGTCTGGAATGAGCTCATTCAACTTGCAGACGACTTGTTTTCTGGTAATACTTGGACTGATATCGGTCCTATTCGTGGTCCAGCAGGTCCAGCAGGCGACTCATGGAATAATATGCCTTCAGAGATGAGCTCAGTCTTAGCTAGTGATGGCTCAGGGGATGGAGTTACTGACCTGATGACCCTTATGGGCACAGGATCAAGCTCAACCAATAACGAAAGCAACAACTTCACAGCAACACTCACGCAGGACATTTTTAGCATCAAGATCATCGGGATACAGTCTGGCATTAATGGTGAAGATTACATTGGCTCAAGTGGTCTTATAGAAGTAACGCAAGACGCAACAGGAGGCCATGTAATCTCTCCACAACATCCGCTAAATATCGTGATGTCGGGAGATCCCGTTAATATGTCACTGATCACTCCAGAAACGGGGGCAGGCACGATTGGCTGGTATAAATACGGGGCTGATTCGGCGGCACTTTATCTATACTTCAGCGATGTAACTTAATAATACAATGAATTACCAACTAATCAAACTTAGCCCCCTAAAAGTTCAGAGAAGCTTAAATGGGCTTCCTTCATCAATTACTAGAACTGAAGGTCGAGCGGTCCCTTCTGTTCCATACGGATACAAATATGTAGAAGACTTCCCTCTCCCTGAAGCGCCTGCTGATGATGGGTTCTTTTGGTCAAGAGTTTTAACTGAAGACGCTTATAATTGGGCGCAAGCCCCTCTTCCTACTACGGGATGGCATTCCCAACCGGCTTGGCGTGTCCGCGCTGTTGTTAAGGCTACTCCATTTGGTGCTGAGACTCTAATGGACGCGGTAATTACCGCGATAGCTTCTATAACTGACCCTCTAGAGCAATCTGTAGCAGAAGAGGCTTTCTTTGGTGGCAATGTCCTCGAGCGAAACTCTGCACTTCTTCTTAGTATGGCGGCTTCAATCCCGTTGACTGATGCGGAACTAGACACAATATTCCAGCAAGCTGACGCCATTGAGGTATGAACTTCCCCCTAGAGTTAATAGGGTCAGAAGTAAACACCCAAGAGAATGTCCTGATCAATGATGACTTTGGGCCTAGCTCAGATTTGATCATAGGGACGTTTTTCCGTGCTAAAACTCGTAATGCAATAGAGCCAGGGGCAAACACTACCTGGATTAAAGGGACTGGCCAATGGGAAATCACCTCATCTGAATTGCAAAACCTTTCTTCAGTTAATGGTGTTGAGGGGGAATCTGGCGTAGCTATTGTTGTTGATACATCAACAGTCCCTGAAACTAACGAGTTAAACCTAAGCTTAACATACACTTTGGGAGATCCTAATGAGACTCTTTATTTCCATTTATGGGGAGTAGTTAAGACAGCAGGGGAGCTTGTGGAAACGGGGAATGGCAATGAAGGCAATGATACACTTGCACATCTTGGTGAAAATACAGCCGTAAATACTAACGGGAAATTAACGGACTATAGTCCTCAGAATACCACGGGCTTACCCGATGTATTAGCTGTTTACGACTTATATACTGGTTCTCCTTCGATCCCCTATGCAGGGTGGGAGGCCCTTAACCCTACCTTTTCGGTTACTGGCGGTTCAGGCGAATATACCCGCATACTTAGCCTGGCTGATCATAGCATAAATAGTCTTGATCAATACGATTACCTCTTGTTTGGAATGACCCGTAATGTAGCTGGGGCAAGTTCGTCTGCAAGGATTTCTAATGTGGAGCTTACTTATTCTACCATTGCCCCTCCTCCTCCTCCTCCTTCTGGTGAGGAGAATCCTACTCTTTTCATACCTGAACAAACATTTTACGCTGGCGACCCCACACCCACATTGAGCGACCAAGTTGAGATCAGTTTCATGGGCCAACGGAACGGTAATTACGCTTCAAATCCGGACGCGAGATACCTTTCCTATGAAGTCTCCGACACCTCCGAATTACCTGCTGGGTATCCTGAAGGCCCTGGTGGGTTCGGTGATAATTTCCAAAACACCGGCGGCGTAATGCACTTAAATAACTTACCTTTTACAACTGGCGTTATTAGAGGTTACCTTGGTCCAGATAGTCACTTAAATAGCCCTTACAACATTACGGTCATTGTAAGGTCGCGTAAATCTGGTGATGTAACTAGCAGTTATCTTGAAGGTTCTTACACGTTTGTTCTGAACGTTATCTCCAATGAGCTTTGGGAGATTGATTCTCCTGCTTCCCTCGGGTTTGCTGATTCATCGGGTTTAATAACAAGCGACAGCTTTGGCACACCGTCCGGAGCGCGGGATAATTGGACCACTTGGGATAAAACTAGAGGAGTGAACACAAGTGACGGAACTGCGTCTGGTTATGAAGACAGCAATACAGAAAAGTATCATTTTATGTCAGCAGACTCTCTCTGTATTGGGGTTCGTTGCGCTAGGTCCGAAACGGGAGCATATGAGTCTCAAAACTTCATCACCCAGAGGGCTCCGCTTGGCGATTTCACGTTTGGAATAGCTGTGTATCGTCGTCCCGATTTGGACTCTGCTTGGAGCTATGCGTTTCACACGACTGATCTCGTTAGTTCTAATGTAGTCTGCGCTCTAAGTGGTGACGGCAGCTATCTAGTTATATCACACCCCAATGATGTAATGGACGTCTATTCTTGGAATGGGTCCAGTTATGTTCAGCATGGCAATTCTATATCCCTCAAGAACGGTTGGTCCGGGACGCAAGCCAATTTCAATTTGAATT